ATTGAAGGCGTAATTTTTACTTCGATTACTTTGACCTCTGGTCATGTCGTTGTTTATAGCGTCTGATGGGACTTGCTCAATCCCTTGAAAAAGTGGCCGGTACGGTTATTGCAACGTTCGGTGGCGATGTGACAGTTCGTTACGTTTCTGCTGGCAGTTATAACGCCACAACGGGCGCAATTGCTGAGACAACCAGCGACACCGACGTTAAAGGTGTGCTGGAGGACGTAAGCGTTCGCGAGGTAAATGAGCTTGTTCAGCAAGGCGACAAGCGTTTGACGGTTGCAGCTAAAGAGCTGCCGTCAGCGCCTGGGACAAAAGATCGCGTTGTGATTAGCACGGTTGTGCATCAAATTATTCGTGTTGAAACGACGGAGCAAGACAACACAGCGATCACCTACGAATTGATCCTGAGGGCATAACGATGGCAAGAAATATAAAAATCACTGCGGTTCCCCAGCACGTAAAAAACAAGTACGAAAGGCTAATTGCTGCGGCGGTAGCAGAGACTTACAAGTCTGTGGTGCAGAACAGCCCGGTAGACACGGGCCGATTCAAAGCCAGTTGGGCTGTGGGGCAAAACGATGTTTCGTTCCCTGGTGAGCCTGCAGGAAAAGATTCTTACCCGGAGCCAAACGCTGAGCAGCCAAGAAAAATCGGCTATCAAAAAGAACGAATGGGCAATGTTTACAACGTTTACAACAATTTGCCGTATGCCGAAAAGCTTGAAACGGCAAGCCTTGGCAAGGGCAGCAGCATAGAAACCGACGGCCCTGGTTGGGTAAGAGCAGCGGCAAAGCGTGTCCAATCTATGATTCCTACGCTTGCGGCACGCGTTGAGGCAGAGTCATGACCAGCACTTACAACGACGTTCGTGCTGTCATCGAAGGGCGTATCGCTACTGAAATGGCAAGCTCACCGGCCATTCCGGTCGTTTATGCCAACTCGTCATTTATCCCGCCAAATACAGATAGCTGGGTTCAGGTGCAGCTTCAATTTAATGACAACGCATATTTCACATTGCAGGCCCCAACAACAGGTTTTAACCGTCAAACAGGCATTGTTTTAATCAACATCTTTACCAAGGCAGGAGTCGGGGCGGGGGCCAACTACACCATCGCTGAGCGCGTCAAAGACCTTTTTGATCGCGTCACTGTCAACAGCGTCACCTTTGACCCTGCCTCTGGGCCTCTAACAATTACGCCTTCTGCTCCTGAGAGTTATTTCCAAACTCAGGTCAGCGTAACCTTTGACGCATACTTACAATAGGCTAGAAAGCCACTACCGCTTAACACTATGGCTACTGTTCTGTCCGGTACGTCCGGCGCTCTTTATTACAAGCCTGCTGGAACTGACAGCACGTTTAAGGCCGCAAACGTCACCAACGCCAGCAACTCAATCAACGTTGGCACTTTTTTAAATTTCAAGGTCGATGACAAGGTTTCGTTAGGGACTGGTACCGGAGGCACTTTGCCTGCCGGGACATCGGCCAGCACTGATGTTTTCATCAGGACTTATGTAGCTGCAACCGGTGCAGCAACTTTTGCTGCGACTGCCGGTGGTTCTGAACTGGCTCTTACTAATGACGGCACTGACGGCACCACGCCCTTCACAATCAAGTTTGCTGAATTTCAATCAGTTGGCGACGTTCGTGAATGGAGCTTTGAGGTTACTCGCGAGGAAATCGATGTAACCAGCATTGGTGGAACGCTTGGTCAAAACGCACCATTCCGCAGCTTTATCACTGGCTTCGCTGATGGCACTGGCTCCGCCACTGTTTACACCACAGACGACGACACCACAATTGCAAGTCGTTTGATTGAGGATGTCCTCCAGCGGAATCAAGTGGGCGCGACTTTCAAGCTCTACACAGACTTGATTTTGACTGGGTCGTCGCCAAACGACACCACAAGCCGATCTATTGAGTTTGCGGCTGTGTTGACTTCTGCCAGCTACAGCGTCAACCCAGACGATGCTCAAAGTGTAGAGATTGCATTCCGGCCTTCTGCGGCCCCAACTTTCGACTTCAGCAAGTCCTAAGTTCAGGCAACATATTCTTCAGCCCTTGGCTTGTGCCAGGGGCTTTTTTATGTGTAAGCTGTCAACGAACAGAAATTATCTTTTGTGCCAAGTGCTCTCGATCAGCTAAAGAAAGCGGCCAATTTGCAGCCAGTTAAAAAAGTTGTTCCTCTATCTGATGGTTCAGAGTTTGTGTTTTGGCGTTCCCCATTAACAATGGCGGAGCGTGAACGCGCTCAAAAAGGGACTAACGACGACACGAACGCATTTGCGTTGCAGCTTTTGATTCTTAAAGCGCAAGATGAGGAAGGTAAACGGCTGTTTCAACTAGGCCAAGCAGCAGAACTTAAGAACGATGTTCGGGATGCTGATCTGCAGTCTTTGATGCTTGCCGTGATTGAAGAGGACAGTAAGGAGGTAGCTGACCCAAAAGGTTAAAAGCTGAACTAAAAAAAGATAATTTGTTGCGACTGCAGCTAGGCGTTGCAAAGGAGCTTGGCTACACCTTGGTCAAGCTCAAGCACGAGGTGACAATAGAAGAACTGTTGATTTGGTCGGCTTATTTTGATCTGTTAAACGAAGAGCAACAGGCTGCGATGAAGAAAGCGAAGCGTGGGCGCTAAACTCAAGGCAATGGGTAAGTAGGCATGGCCGTTGTCTCTCGCGTAGAAATTGCTCTTGACTCAACCAAGGCCGCTGCAAACGCGAAAAGTTTTGCAAAGTCAATGGATGGCGTCGCTGGCGCTACTCGCGATGCCAATGGCCGCTTAAGAGACGTAAATGGAAAATTTATAGGCGCTGGCAAAGCTGCGGCCGCTGCTGGAGCTGGGGCAAGAGCTGCAGTGCCTGGGGTCGCTGCATTAGGCACTGCGTTTAAGGCGGCTTTGGGGCCTATTGCAGTTTTCACGACTGCTGCTGGCGCGTTGGCTTCTGCCTTTTCGATTTTATCTAAGCAAGATTTTGCAGAGGCAAAAGTCCGTTCACTTGGGGTAGACAGTGAAGAATTAACCAAACGTTTGTCTGATGTCAGTCGTGAACTTGCTGGTCAGGCGGATGTTGTAGAGCTGACAGGCGCAGCTTATGACGTTGCGTCAGCAGGTTTTACCAATGCAGCAGATGCCGCAAACATATTAAAAGCGGCAAGCCTAGGGGCAACTGGTGGCTTTTCTGACATCAATACGGTTGGCGATGCTGCGACTTCTGTCTTGAATGCTTATGGCTTAGAGGCTGATAAGGCTGGCAAATTAGTTGACGGCTTTATTCAAACTCAGAATGACGGCAAAATTGTCATTGGTGAGTATGCAGCAAATATTGCAAAGGTTGCTCCTGTCGCGGCGGCTTTGGGCGTACCGCTTGAAGAGGTCAACGCTGCTGTCGCTCAAATCACAGCAGGTGGTCAAGGAGCAGAGGTTACATTTACAGCCCTAAAAACTGCTTTTGCTCAGATTGCTGCAGGAAAAGTTGGCAAAGAATTTGAGGGGTTAGGCATTGAAATTAATGCTTCAACGTTAAAAGCTGATGGATTAGCTGGCACACTTGAGAAGATTAAAAAGTCAGGGGCTGATGCTGGCACAGTTATTAAAGCCTTTGGCACAGAAGCAGGCCCGTCAATTTTGGCGTTGCTTAACAACACAGAAAAATATAATCAACTATTAGAAAACCAGAAACAGTCTCAAGGCGCTGCGGCTAAAGCAGCTTTTGAAGCCTCAGACACAATTAATGGTGCTCTCAAACGATTGCAAACAGCGTTTACAAATATCTTTGCTGATCAATCAGAGCTAGGCATCTTGTTAAAAGGTACTTTCCAAGTTGCTGCGGTTACGGTTGAAGTCTTTGGCGCCGCGTTAAAGATATTGTTAGCCCCAATTCGTGGTGTGGTCTCAGGGGTGCAAGCATTTTTTCAAGCACTTTCGCCCTTTAAAGAGAACATTAACCTTGCTTATGAACTAGAGCAAGGCTTCCAGGCAGTCATGAAAGGCGTCAGCATTGCTGCTGATGTAATCACCGGACTTTATTTTAAAATTAGCCAAGGGGCTGCGACTGTTATCGGGGACGTGCTCACTTTAGCCAACAATATTCGTCAAGCTGTAGTTGGCGTTTTTTCTGGGTTAGCTAGCACTATCAAGCAAGTCATGGCGAGCTTGTTTGAGCAACTTCCTGCCCCAATTAAATTTATTATTGAACAGGCAAGCAAAGGGTATCAAGCGGTCGGCAGCTTTTTAGGTCAGGCAGCTTCAGGGGTCGTAAGCCAAGTGTCAGGGACGGTGCAAGAGTTGGCAGCAGTCGGCGGGGCTCTTAATAAATCCAGTCCTGTAACTCCTGCAGCAAGTCAAATTCAACAAACAAATGGACCTCTAGTCAGTCAGGGCGGCGAAGCTGAAAATTTATTAAACAAGCAACTTGAAGCTGGCACAGAACTGAGCAAGCAATTCCAGCGGCAAATTGAATTAAAAGAAGCCAGCACTGATTTACTGCGTCAAGAGTTGCAAATTGAATTTGAACGGCAAGATGCTCTGGCAAAAATTGCAGAAACAGCAGAGCTAGGTCAGCAAGCTGATCTCAACGCATTAGCAAATAAGATTGCGTTGCTTGATACTGAAGAAGCAAGGGCAGAAAATGCAGAGAAGTTAGCAAAGATTCAAGCAAAAGCAGATAAAGATGCTGCTGATGCTGCGCAACGTCGGCTTGAGGCTGACCCTGGTTATCAGATGCAACAGCAGCTTGAAAAGCTTTTAGATACGCAGAATCAAGTTGCTTTTGCAGCTACATCAATGGGCGATGCGTTTGCCAACGCTTTTGGTGATGTCGTTACTGGTGCCAAGTCTGGACAAGAAGCATTAGCAGGGATGTTGAAATCTATTGCCGCTGACTTCTTGGGGATGGCGAAAAAGATTATTGCTCAGCAGTTAGCGATGATCTTGTACGGCACGATCATGAAGGCGCTGGGTGTTTCAATGTCTGGTGGTGGTGGTGGCTTTAATGACCCGAATGATTTCAATAGTATTATTCAACTTCCTGAATATGCAGAAGGCGGCGTTGTAAACAAGCCAACTAACGCATTAATCGGTGAAGGTGGCGAGCCTGAGTACGTCATCCCTGAATCCAAAATGCGTGAAAGCATGTCGCGTTATTCGCGCGGTTCACGCGGTGGTGGTGTTATTCCTGACAACCGTGGCGGTTCTGCAAGCGAAGATGGTGGCGCTGCAGTTGCCGCACCAATTGACGTTCGCTACACCGTGGAACGCATCAATAGCGTTGATTATGTAACTGCTGATCAGTTCCAGAGTGGAATGCAAAGTGCAGCGGCACAAGGCGCACAACGCGGTGAACAGAACACGCTAAAACGATTACA